GGCGGAGAGCGATCAGAAGAACCATATCCTGACGCGGGAGCAGTGCCAGGAGCTACATGCCGAACGGTTGGCCTCCGTGTACCGGCAGATTGACGCCCTGTACCAGCGGTACGGCGACCGGCGGCAAGGGGACCGGAGTACGGACTGATGGGCGACCTGAGCGAACATTTCAGCCGGTCTGAGTTCCGCTGCGCCTGTAATTGTGGCCTGGATACTATTGACCCCACGCTTGTCCGTCACCTCGAACACGCCCGGATGCTCCTCGCCCGTCCCATTCACATCACCTCGGGGATTCGCTGTCCGGCGCACAACCGCGCCGTCAAGGGCGAACCCAACTCCGCCCACCTGATCGGCCTCGCCTCCGACATCGCGTGTCCGTCCTCGTATGAACGGTACGATTTGCTCATGGCATTGTTGACCGCAGCCTTTGCCCGCGTGGGCATCGGAAAGGACTTCATCCATGTGGACATCGACCGGACCAAGCCGCGAGACATCTGTTGGCTATACTGAACTGAGCCCCCTTCAGATGGTCGCGCTGGAGGCGATGCTCGATCCGTTCTGCCCGCAGACGGGTGGCGGGATGTACCGCCCTGAGGATTGCCTGCCCTGGTGTACCATCTGCCGCGACCTGTTGATTGTGAGAGGAGGCACCGCCTAATGGACCCAGTATTGGCTGACCTCATCCGGCAAATCCTCTCCACCGTACTCCAGGCGGCCGCAGTAGCGGTGCTCGGACTGGCGACCGTCTGGGCCAAGCGGATCAGTGACAAGTACGGGGCCAAGCTGACCGACGATCAGCAAGCGCACATTGCCAAACTCGCTAAGGATGCGGTGTACTACGCCGAAGAGTGGGCCGCCAAGCGAGGCGGGGCGGCGGCTGGCGCAAATGGCGAATGGAAACTCGGCGTGGCCGCACGGTATATGGCCTATCGTCAACCGAACCTCTCCCCCGTCGTGGCCAAGACCGTGATCCACGCGGCGTTGGGAAGTATTGCGGGTGTTGGGGCAAGCAAGACGGTCGGAACCTAACCACGGAGGTTGTCATGCGACTCATCCTGTTCGTGGTGCTCGCGGTCCTGATGTCCGGCTGCGCGATCTATCAGGCCCAGACGATTGACGAATACGTGGCGCTCACCAAGGCCACGGAGGGCAACGGGTGCATCTACATCCGGGGCAACTCCCGGCCCTATGCCGACGTGTCTATCCTGAGCATCGTCGCATGGGGCAAGAACGCCCCGAAGTATGACGAGTGCCTGAAGGCGATCCCGCCGGAAGCGCGGACCCTCGCGCCATGATCGTCCTGGAAGCCTTGTTCGTCGGCCTCGTCTGCGCGTTATTCCTGGTGCTGGCGATTGGGGGACGAAAGAGGTAACTACATGGAAAGACACGGCCCCCGGAGCAGTAGTCCGGGGGCTTTTGTTTTCTGAAAATAGTTGTTGACAGGGTATTGGGGTGAGAGTACCATCGCCTCAACGTTAACCTAACGTGGAGGCAATAAAGAAATGACACGCAAGGAAATTCAAGACGCGCTGAGAGAGCGCGGCATCTCTCAAGCGAGTATCGCCAGGGAAGCGAAGATATACCCCGCCACGTTCTCCCAATTCCTTCGCCGGAAGTTCAAGTCAGAACGCCTCTCACGGTTGCTCGACAAGAAACTCGGAGTGGAAGGAGCCATCCGATGAACGGGTATAAGGCCCTTGCGGCAGCGGTGATCGTCCGGGCGGCCTTGGATCTTGCGGATGCCATGACTATCCCAAAGCGACGACCACCGGAAACGGATACGTCTTATCAGAAGCGTCTCGCAAAGTGGAATGCGAGCAAGCGAGCGAAGAAGTCTCCGAGACCTGCGAAAGACAAGGGGGAAACCCAAAGGGACTTTTCGGTAAGGATCGCACAATGGCGAGACCATTGGCCGACCTGTGAAGCGGCTACCTTCTTGACCAGTGAACATGGCGAACTTGCCAGGAGTAGAAAATTCTGGTGTGAAGGTAGCGGGATTTCTTCCACCTATGTTCGAGAGTCCACCCAGAGAATCATCACCAAAGCCAAGGCCGGAGCGCATCGGCAGGCTGTTGAGGTTCTACGCGGAGTGAATAGGTTTCTTGGGTTAGTGGCTCTCCGATGAAACCCCTCCTCGTTCGTACCCTCGCCGGCCTGCTCGACCGCTATTGGCTCTCCGACCTCGCCACCGATCGCGAGGCGGAACAAGTGGCGCGCGACAATCGTGGCCTCATGTGGTGGTGGGAGGAGCAGGAAGGCAGCAGCCTGTTGTTTTGGTAGGAGGGAACATGCTTAGCACTAGCCAGCACGTCTTACTAATCGTCCTGTCGGTCCTCGTGTGCTTCTTGTTGGGGTACGGCGTCACACGCTAGGAGGCTCCCATGCGCATACTCAAGTCGCGCCCCGATCCTCACCCCCGCGGCGAATATCTCACGGCCATGAACGCGAAGCTGGACGCCTACGTCAAGGCGCATTGCCCGACCACGGACGTCACGGGCTGGGAGTCGCGGAAAACCCTGACGCGGGAGTCGTTGATCGCGCTGCACGAAGAGGCGGGATGTCGGTGGTTCCACAAGGGCGACACCGTGACGCAGGGCGCATGGGTGGTAGCGCCGAGCCTGGTGATGGCGGAGCGGGAGGGGCGATGACCTTGTACTATCAAGATTCAGCAGTGATGATCTACCACGGGAATTGCCGGGAGTGGATGGACTCCTTGCCTGAATGCTTTCGTGTAAGTTCCGTAGTTACTGATCCACCATTCGGTATTAATTGGTCTCGGGCTACATGGACAGACAAGGAAGAGGATTATCCGGAATTGATGAAATGGCTAGTCGGCAGTTGTAATCGAGTGTCTGACGGATGGTGCTTCGTCTTTCAGGCTATGCTCAACGTCGGACATTTCCATGAATGGTTTCCAGAGGGTTTTAGGATATTCGCTGCCTGTAAGAATTTCGCGCAGGTTCGTCCGACTGGAATGTGGCACAGCTGGGACCCGGTAGTGGTGTGGAACACGTCACCGAACACGTCACCGAACAGTGTCACTGTGAATAGAGACTATCATGTGGGAAACGTGGCGGGAGTCTTTGGGGAAAATAACGGGCATCCCTGTCCACGGCCAATAGACACCATGAGGCATATCTGTGCGATAGCTTCTCCTGTCGGTGGAACAATCCTCGACCCCTTCATGGGCTCCGGCACCACTCTCCGTGCCGCCAAGGACCTCGGACGCAAGGCTATCGGCATCGAGATCGAAGAACGATACTGCGAGATCGCCGCCAAACGCATGAGCCAGGAGGTGTTGCCGCTATGACTCCCCTCGATGACCTCCTCTGTCTCCTCGTGCTGTGGCTCGTGATGCTGCTACCGCTGGGGCTATTCTATGGAGGGCGACCATGAACACAATGAGCTTCTGGCGATTTGTGTGGGGCTACTTCTTCCCGCGGAGATCCTTCGACCTGACCGGGGACGGCGCATCCAAGGTGTATGCGGCGATGGCGATGGCGCAGGGGAGGAAGGGGGAATGATTGTCTTGGCGATTGACCCAGGCCCCAAGGAGTCGGCGTATGTCCTGTACGACGGGAAGGGAATAATTGCTAGTGATTACCTGTTAAATGAAGACATGCTTTCCATGTTCTGCTTGACGCCACCAGAACATACCGATTTAGTTGTTGAATGGATCGAAGGATATGGGCTGGCGGTCGGGAAGGAAACTTTCGAGACATGCTATTGGGTGGGTCGGTTCATTCAGGCGAATGGCAACGGACATCGTATCGGACGCAAAGCGATCAAGTCCCACCTGTGCAACACGACCCAAGCGAAGGACCGAGACATACGCGCTGCGCTGATAGATCGGTTCGGGGAACCTGGGACGAAGAAGAAGCCGGGGCCGACGTATGGAATTACAGGTGATGAATGGTCCGCTTTGGCCTGCGCGGTCACCTTCGCGGACACGATGGTGAAGAATGAATAGGCATACTGGCAGAGGGACATTTGTAGATAAGAAGTGTCCCGCATGCGGGAAGGATTTTACCGTTAGGTTTAATCGGCGCGTTCTCAAATATTGTAGCAGGGAGTGCAGCATAAAATCCCGAACAAGGTCGAACTGGCACAAATACGACGACCGAGAATGTCCACAATGTAAGTCGGTGTTCACGATCATATCTTGGAGGCGCTCACGTTTTTGCTGCCACAAGTGCAGCAGCGACTATAAGAGAGGAAAACCGAATGGGAGGCAAAGTGCCGACCAGAAAATTCGACAGGACAACTACCGAAGATATGTGATGCAGGACGGACGGAAGGTGCTCATTCACAGGCATGCCATTGAGGTGTCACTAGGACGTTTGTTGCAACCAACAGAGATCGTCCACCACATTGACCTAGATAAAACAAATATCTCCCTGGGTAATTTGGCCCTAATTGAAAACGAGCAAGAACACCAAGTGGCGCACAGAAGCATAGATGGCCTGATAAAGCCTCTCTTACTAAATGGGATTATCTTGTTCGTCGGGAATAGGTACGTCTTAAATAAGTCGGTCGCCGTGACCTGGGCGGATCAACACAAGGAGGCATGACATGCCACGTTTGACCCGTACCGAATTCGTAGACCTGTGCGTGCTCATCCAGGGACTCCAGACCAAGGACTTGCTCTCCATCCAAGAGCGCGTCAGGATTGAGGCGGAAAAGCGATTTGCAAAGGACATCGAACAAATACAAAAGGAGTCAATGTTTATCGAAAAGGCCAAGGAGGAAGCCGCGTGACCTACGACGAGGTGCTGGCAGGCTTCCTGTCCCTGTCGCTTGAGGACATGGTGCGGTTCAGGCATGCAATCCCAGACATCATCTTCTACGCAGCCAGGAAGCACAAGCAAGCGTCCTGCACGCACCCAAACGTCCATCGCTACGAGGAGCGGCGTGGGGACCGGTCGGTGGACGTCAGGTGTCAGTTATGCGGGGCGATTGTGGAGTGGCGATGAGACACCTACGTCCGTTCATCCGCGACATCGAACTCATGGGACACCACCGGGATTGTCTTGCTCCACTGAACGGGATCTGCACATGTGCGATACATGACGAAGACGATTGGCAGGACTACTTAGAGTCGCTGCGGGAGGACCGACATGACTGAGGCGGTTGCGTTACGAGAAGCCGATGCACTTCCAGTGTGGAACCCCAAGCAAGTGATCGCCATGGTAGACCTCGTGCATTCCATTATGAAGGAAGTCATGCGGCCCGGTGAACACTACGGGGTCATCCCCGGCACCGAGCGCAAGGACAAAGACGGGAAGGACATCAGCAAGCCGAGTCTCCTCCAGCCTGGGGCGCAGAAGTTGTGCATGACGTTCCGCCTCGTGCCGCGATACGACGTAGAGGAAACCATCCTGCCTGGTGGACACCTGGACGTGCGGACAAAGACCACTCTGACGCATATCGAGACGGAGCGTGTCGTGGGCTCCGGCGTTGGCTCCTGCTCCACGATGGAGGCGAAGTACCGATGGCGAAAGTCGGAACGCACCTGTCCGTCCTGTGGAAAGCCTGCCATCATCAAGGGCAAGGCTGAGTATGGTGGCGGGTGGCTCTGCTTCGACAAGAAGGGGGGGTGCAAGGCAAAGTACAAGGACGACGATCCAGTCATCACCTCGCAGATCGTGGGGCAAGCGGAGAACCCCGACATCGCGGACACCTGGAACACCGTGCGGAAGATGAGCAAGAAGCGGTCATTCGTGGACGCCACGATCCAGGCGCTCGCGGTGAGCGATCTGTTCACGCAGGACGTGGAGGACTTCCAGGCGTCACCACCGGTGGAACCTGCGGAACCCAAGGATGTGACGCCGCCACCCGTGGACAATCAGGCGACCGTGATCGCCTTCGAGGAATGGAACACCGAACTCTCCCAGGCGGCTGACGAAACGAAACTCAAGGCATTGTGGAAGTCCCTGAGTGTCAAGGGGACGTGGGAACGGTTCTCGGGCGAGCAGCAAGTCAAGTTGACGATGGCCAAGGACAAGCGCAAGGGGGCTCTGAGCGAGTCCGGCGCCCAGGCGTCGTTAGTCTAAGCGTGCCCGTGCGCCTAGCGGCTCTCGCGCAGGCCCGGGCCGAATGCGCCGCCCTCGTGTGGGAGCATCGTGGCAAGTGCGTGAGCGATGAGTCGGCACGGGCGTTTATGGAGGAGATTCGGAGGACGCCATGAACCGGATGATCCCCTCTGGTTTATAGTAATTGCATGGGTATTGGGAGCCATTGCTGGATGGTTTATGAGGGGGACGCCATGAGCAATGTTGGAGATTGGTGCCTAACTGGTGAAAAGCACTGCGTATGCGTCCCCGGATTGCGAGAAGAGATCGCGCGGCTGACGGCGCAGATAAACGAGCACGAAGAGGCCGAAGCTGCGGTGTGTCCAGAGGATGTCGGGTGTATCGAATACATCAAGACGCTCACGGCGCGGCTGGCCGAAGTGGAGCGGGAGAATGTGCGACTGGCGCAAGAGCACACCCAATGCCACGAGCAGAATAGCCGTCTCGTCTCGGAGCATTACATCCTCCGCGCCGACCTCGCGGCGTCGCTGGAGGATCGGCCATGACGACCCACGAAGAATGGTACGCTGGATCACCTGGAAGTCGCACCGTCTCCAGCAGCGATTATCACGCCAAGTGCACAGGGTGCGTGGAGCGGGAGAAGCGCATCGCGGACCTGGAGGCGCGATGGACTGAGCGCGAGGCGTGCTATCGCAAGTGGGGCGTGCTGCCATGTCCCTCGTGCCAGGCGGCGAATGAGCGCATCGCTGACCTGGAGCGCGAGTTAGCAGCGTTTCAGAATGCGGCGGGGGCGTGATCGCGCTTGACAGGGTGGGGTGACGTGGGTATAGTGGGGATGGCTGGCAGCCATGATAGGTCACGCAAAGTGAATAATCCGGTCCCGTAGGGACAGCGCCCAGCGGCGGCTTGTCATGGTTGCCAGCCATTACAGGTCATTCCGCTGGGCGTTTTTCATTTGTGAGGCCGTATGAGCAACAGAGGAACTTACCGAACGATCCACTCGTCGTTGCCAGACGACCCTGACTTCCAACGCCTCTCACCCCAGGCGCAACTGGTATTCTATACAATTCGACTTTCGAAAGAACATGGCGCATCGGGTATCTTCAGGTACTACATCGAGGTCATCGCCAGACGTTCAAATCTGTCGCCTGCCAAAGTGTCAGCCTGCCTGTCAGAGTTGTCAAAATCGAAACCAAGACAGTCGCTTGGGTGGGTCGCGTTCGACGATGTAATTCTCTGGGTGGTGAACGGACTCCGGTACGACCCTCACCTCAGCTTGGCTAACGAGAAGCACAAAAAGACCGTTGAAAGAGAGATTTCCGAGTTACCTCGTAGACAATTAATATTAACCTATTGCGATTATTATAAATTATCCTACCCATACGATACCCATTCGCTACAAGAATACGAATCCGACTCCGAAGGTAAGGATACCGAAGGTAAGGATACCGATACTAATACATCTCCACAGGGAAAAGGTATCCCTGTGGAGCCGGTGGTGTGGGGTGCTCGGTTTTGCCTCATCCAGAAATACAACCGTGAGAGTCCTGAAAACGTCCCGACTGTCGCCAGCCCATCACGAGAACGCACAAAACGAGAGGCAACCTATCTGCGAATGTTCCCAGAGGAGTGTTGGTGGACGGAGACGTTTCTCCAATATCACCGGAGTCGGTTTCTAAGCGGGAAGACTATTCCAGGAAACGGACATGGAGCATTCAAGCCGGACTTTGACTGGCTTTTAAGTAGGGGCAAGGACGGTATAGAGAACTGTGTAAAGGTGCATGACGGGAGGTATCGTGATGGCTAAGAACCGTTTCGGAGATGATGTCGAGGTCAACGAACACTCCGGGTATAGTCAAGACGACGACCTGACGTACGTCATCCCGGCGCCGAACCAGCACACGAAAGACCTGACGATTACGGTGCGGTGCTGCCTGTGCCGCAACCCACTCAAGACGGGCAAGGGCGGATGGTGCGAGAACTGCCAGACCTATCCCATCAACATCACGCCATTCCGATCCTGTAGCCAAGGCCATAAAGTCAATCCAGACGGGTGGTGCTTTGCGTGCGATGCCTACGTTTCCACGGCCTTGGAGCCGATCAACGCGCAGTGGATTGACACGGGTAAGATCCCCAAGCGACTCGCCAAGGAGCAGGTGCGCGATTTGGTTGCCGGTATAGTCGCCAAGTTGTCCGGTCCCGGGTGGCCTGACAAGATCGTGCCGCTGCGCCGGGACATGATTCCCAGGTCGTGGAAGCGGGGGCCGCTCAAGGTGGTGGGCCAGACGCCGTTGTGGTATGACATCGTGTTGCCAGCCGGTATAGTGGAAACGCATGACGAGTCGATCCCGTTCTAGGCCACCAGACGCGCTAGGAGGCCCCAAATTGCCACGATCTCCCGGCAAGGCTAGCCAAGTAGCCTCCCGCGTCTGTCCCCACTGTGGCGCCCGGTATAGTCTCGCCTGGAAACATCCGTGGTGTTGGTCGTGTCTAAAGGAGTATACCAATGGCAATGACCGTAAGTCTTGACGAACAATTCTGGAGCAAGGTTGACCGAAAGGGACCAGAAGAATGCTGGAACTGGAAAGCCTCTGTCACTAGTGAGGGGTATGGTCAAATTAGCAGGTGGGGCAAAATGAATAAGGCCCACCGTGTTTCGTGGAGCATTCATTACGGGTATTGGCCCCCAGAAAGATTGGTTGTCTGTCATCATTGCGATAACCGCAAATGTGTTAATCCTAATCACCTGTTTTTAGGGACTCAAAGAGACAACTTTTACGACGCGGTATCTAAGGGACTTGTGTTTCTCAAGCTAAACCAAGACGGTGTGAATAAGGCAAGAGAGTTGTTTGCCACCGGTCGGTATAGTATGCGTGCGATAGCAAGAATGCTTGACGTGAACCACAGCACCATAAGCAGGACACTCTCCGGTGAGTTATACAAAGCTCCGCCCCCACCGCGCACGGCAGGGGCGGGAGGTTAGCGGCTGGTGGCCTTGGCGATAATCCCCTTGGACTCGTTTTCCATCTGGTATAGTTCTGCCCAATCCTCAGCGCATACCGTCACGCCATTGTGCTGGATCTCGTTGACGCGGGATACTTTCTCTGTCAGCCTAGTAAGCATCGCTAGCAACTCCGGCGCGGCCTCGAATAGCGTGGTATAGTTCTTGGCGAGCGGATTGCTCCAGTTAAACGTGGCAATGCGGGTGCGATACTCGTCAGGTCCGTTTATGCCGTGTCCATCGAATGACAATTCCGGTGTGTGCATCGTCCTCTCCTTGCCTCGCGCATGGCGGGAGGCTAGCGGCCGGTGTGGGATTATCTGCGGCCGATGGCGTATGGGCTCTCTCCGACTGCCGGCGACTCTCCGGGGCCGACAACTCCGGCGCACCCGCAAACGCAGTCGGTCAGCCGCCAGCGCCGGGCGGCCAGACGGGCCGCAGATTCGGTGGCATGCCGGGAAATCAGGCGCCCTCCGTGAAATTGTGTCGCATAGACTCGCCAGGGGTACTTGTCAGTCCGTCTCATCGCCCGCTCCTTGGCCTCGCGGCAGGTATAGTCTTGCGTTTACTCCGTCCACTCCATCCACTGTGCTTCCGGGACGCCAGCATCCAGCATCGGCAGGCCACACGTTGCGCACAAGACGTAGACCATCGCGGGGCCGGTATAGTCGGTCAGGGTCGCAGGACCGAGCAAGGGTCTCTCGCAAGAGCATGGCACAAGGGTGGGTGTCATGGCGTCATTCCTTTCTGCGCTTTGTCGCGCAACTTCGCGTTGGCTTCCCGCATCTTGGCAATCTCGGCCAGCATCGCGGCGTCCTTTTGCACGTCCGCCGGTATAGTCGCCATGCACCCCGATTCAACTTCCTGCAGCATGTCCCGCAGGTTGCACTTGCACCGCTTCGCCAGTGACTCGTACGCCGAAACCGTCTGACCGTTCAATCCCGCGGCGGTCGCAATCTCTTGCGCCCGCACCGCGAAGGCCGACACAACGCCCTTGTCGGTTAATTCAATCTTGATACAGCGGGACAAGAGCGGGCCCGCGTCAATCTGGCCTTCGAACATGGCGACCTGACCGCTTTGCGTCGTGGTAAAGATGAACATGGCCGACTGTGGGATTCGTTCGAGAATGCCAAGCAACTGCCGGATGACCGGTTTCCGCAGACCGTGAGCCTCGTTAATAATCCAGACGCGGGTGCCATACATTGACCGATACGGCAATTCCCTAGTGATAGCGTCTAGGTCGTCTTGTCCTACCTGATCCGCGCTGTCAAATTCCGATATGGTCAGCTTTGTTCCTCCCGCTTCTTTCGCCAGGATACGGGCAATCGTCGTCTTGCCCGTACCAGATGGGCCAGAGATCCACACAGATTGACCGCCCAAAGACTTGCGGGATATGAGCGATTGACAGACGGTAACGGCGGTCGGCTGGCCTACTACGTCTGACAACTTGTCAGGTCGGTATAGTTCATACAATCGCATGGAATCCCCCTTCCCGCGTGTCGGCGCGGACCGTGAGCCGGGGTTAGCTTCGCTTGGTATATCCTGCCGCAATGCGATCGGCTATTTCGTGGTAATACCATGACTTTCCCTTGTCTCCGCGTTTCTCTGCGTCGTCGGCATACTGACGCACCACCACCACCACCTTTACCGCATCCTCCCACGGCAAGCGGGCCATGGCGCCGCAGTACGGGCAGGAAATGACGGTCCAGACTTCCCCGTCAACGGGCTTCTGGGCGCGGATGCCGATGATGCGAGCCCCCGTGTCACTGGTTTTGTAGTCTTTGATCTTTTCATCCTGTGGGCAGGGGTGAAACACGTTGATATTGTACCCACCACCTTTGGAGTGGCAGGAGTGGGTCATGCTGTAATGCTCCAGGTCCGCCAGTTCAGGAAACCGCGTCACGTTAATGACTAAATCCCGCTCGTAATCGCTCACGGCTTGCAGGTCGGCCGTGTCTTCGTCGGGGAACGGGAACCGGAAACGATATGATCCATTATCCCAGTCCGACGGCGCCGTTTCTCCGCCGTCCCGCTTGATCCGGCCATCTTTGCGCCACTCTTGCAGCCTTGGAAGGGTGACGTAATACAAAGACTCACAGGTTCCCATCTTGTACGACTTGCCGTCTACAAACGCATACTCTCCCATGGCGTGCCTTTCTGCCGGCGTGCCGGCGGTGGTGTGGTTTGCCCATCTTCAGTGGCCGAATGACGGCCAGACGGCCCGAAGGCCGTTTCGGGCTAGTTCGTAACGCGGAACGCGATCCGGTCCCAGTTCTTCTTTGACAGGGGAACGCTAATCATCTCGGCGCACGTCGGAACGCGGTACATGATATGAGCGAAGGTATACCCAAATTCCGTGGTGTGAACTTTGTCGATATATCCCTCGTAAATCCCATTGTCGAACCCCTGAAAGATGATCGGTCGGCCAACGTCCTTTTTCATAAGTGTCATGGCGCATGCTCCCGGTGAGAGGGTTACTACTTCTGACAAGCCAAGCAAAGCGTACCAGGGTATGTGTACCAGTCTTTGCCCAGTTCACATTTCGGGCAATGGGCGATCACTCCGATAGGAATAGGCTTTCCGTTTGGGTAGCGAGAGTCGAATATCTTCATGGTCTGTGCTCCCGGTGTGGGTTGTCGGATACTCGGAATGGTTGCGGGAATCATGCCACTCCATGTAACCGTTTACATTTGCACAAATACAGGCTTACGTGACATTCTACGGCCATCAGCAGATTGTGGATAACTCGAATGAAACGTGTAACCATTCGCCAATAGGGGGATTATTGGAATATGGCAAGGTGACAAGGATTGTCATCGGGTGACAAAAAAAGACCAGAGATTGTGAAGATAGAGCTTGACAAGCGAAACGCGCGGTTGTACTTGGTAGGCATGCGCATCTACGGTGTAGAGATACATCGGGCAAGCTCAGGGGCCGCAAGGTCTTTGAGCTTGTTTCATTTCAGGCTGTGCTGTACCCGACGCGGGCGCATCAACTAGGACAAACCCCATACTGTCAGACCGGGACTATCTCCGGCGTATGGTATGGTGGCAACACTGGGACGCCCTCAGAGCCTACGCGAACCGGTCGGAGCCCTAATAGGGCGTAGTGTACCTTGGAGCGTAGCGACCCGATGATGGATTACACACAATTGGCGATTGAACATCTTGAGGACTTGGCGATTGTCTACGGGCCATCGCCAAGCTACATGGACAGGATTGATGCCCTTAAGCAATGCCGAGCGGCAGAAGATATTCCGCCAGCGCAAGCGTAACGGCCGTCACGGGCTGGTAACGGATGATAACGGACTGCCGAATAGCAGCCTGACTCGCATCGCTGCCAATCTGGCAGCCGGCATGAATAATAGTCAGGCATTGATGCAGGCAGGATCATCCAGGAAGGCCATCACACTAATTGATAAGGCGAAGGTTGGATTGGCGCATGTCCTGAAGGAAACAGGGCTTACAGTCGTCAAGGTGGCGGAGAGCACACGGGAAAGCATTGAGGCAACAAGCCCGATGTTGACGGCTGACGGATGCATAGACCGTCCCGACTGGACGGCAAGGGCTGCCGGCCGTCGTGATGCCATAGCCCTGCTAGACCGTGCTGGCGAGCTCCCAAGCGCCCAGGCTACGCAAGGCGGGACACAGATCACGGTCAACATCGTCCGTTTCGATACACCACAACATGTGGTAACAGACGGTCAATTCACAAGCAGCGAGCGAGTCATCAACACGCAAGCTATTGCAAACACTGGCGAGAATGACTGAGCCTGTTGGGATGATAACGGGAGTTATGTTAAACTCAGGTCATCACACCATGCTTGTGAATTAGGACACTGTAGACCATGCGGAACGTCGAAGAGAATAATACTGACAAGGGGGTGGGGGGGCCGGGGGTGCCGGCACCCCAACTTGCTCGTGGTATCCCTCCCACGCCCGGTACACCCTTCCCGCCCTTGCCGTTACGCTGTGCCTGTGGAAATCGCACACTCCCCGGATACGTCCATTCGTTCGCGTACTGTTATGTTCCGCTCGACTGCCACCCGTACCATGGGATGTCACTCCCGCCCATCTACGAGCTGTCACGGGGTGACGTATCCCGTGTGCACGTCGTCCCCTGTACCTGTTGCAGTGTCCCCCACTTTGTGAGTATGCCTGATGCCCAAGCGTGAAGCCCCCAAACCACCCTCCCGCTTCCACGACGATGTGCCGATCGTCGTCGGACTGCCGCTCCAGATGAAGCGCTGTCCTGGTGGCCATCCCACACTCCCGGGCGCCACCCGCTGTCCCGTGTGTAGCCGGGTGCTGGCGTGAGCACGACCGAATGTGCTGCGCTGGATCAGGTGCTCGCGATCGGTGCCTATACGCAGAGTACCCCACAGGTCGCATGGGGTGAGCCGTGCTGGACGGCCCTCCCGGAGCCGGAGCATGAAGAAGAAAGCGGACGCAGCCTCCTCTTCTGGTAGTGGGTTCCAAGACATGCTGGTAGCGTCTGGACCAGTGCAATTAGAAAGCAAGACTATCCCGCAAGCAGTGTTGGATTATCCGGTGACGCACAAGCGCCAGCCCAAGTGTGCCTGTGGGTGCCCGAATCCTCCCCAGGCGGTGCGGTGCATGGCGTGTAGTCGGGTGCTGAAGTGAAAATAGATATTCTGGCCACACGCGGGGGCACGAAGATCGTGCCGGACCCCTTACAAACACGGCTCATTGACGTGGTGATGGAGTTTCCGAATGGGCGGCATACACTCCGGGAGGAATTTGCCAACCTCTTTACGAGTGAGGCGGACCCGGACGCCCTGGTGGAAATTCGCGTGACCATGCACATCACGGCAAACGGGCGCCAGTGGCGTACCTGGAAGTATGATCATGCCTGATGCCCTCGCCGTGGTGGCCCGCTTCTCCACCGATCGCGGACCCGCGGTGGTGCGGGGGGTGTACGGGACGGCGGACGTGAGCGTGGCGCTGAGTGACCTGGCGCACCATCTGGAGGCCCAAGGAATGTTTCCCGTGAAGGTGCTGCGGGTGTACCGGCAGACGGTGCCAGTGGTGAACGAGACGCCCCTGTGGCCGCTGGCGGGGGCGATGGAGCGGGTGCCGGAGGGGCAATTCGTGGTGCGGCAGGAGATGGGGGAGTGAACCACATGGTTCCCAAGGGAGAACTGGATATTTTGTGGCGGGCGGAAGCGGTGTGTAACGCCCACGCCTCCGACTCGGACATCCCGCCACTGTGGCAGGGGCACCTGAAGTCGGTATCCACGCGGTTAGGAAACATCTGTCTGTCTGAAATTATTCGACAGGGAATGGGGACGAACAGTATGGCGTGTAAAGGCAAGAAGGGCAAAGGCGGGAAAGGCAAGTAGTGGCGCGGACCATTGCCACCAAGCGCATGGTGCAGCCCACGGGGCCGGTGTCGTTTACCCTGCCCCACGCCTTCACGCCCCGGTCCTACGAGCGGGAGGTGTTCGCGGCGTATGAGCGGGGGTGCAAGCGCATGGTGATGTGCTGGCATCGGCGCTCGGGCAAGGACCGGACGTGCCTCGCGCTGACGACGGTGGCCATGGCGGAACGGCCTGGATTATATCTCCATGTGTATCCCACCATGGAACTCGCCCGCAAGGCCATGTGGATTGCGTCGGGGAAGGAAGGGCGGCCCTTCCTGGACGCATTCCCCACGGGATGGCTGGACGGGGAGCCGAACAAGACGGAGATGCTGATTCGCGTCAAGGCGCTGCCGGGACAGCCCGCGGGGAGTATCTGGAAGCTGGCCGGCGCGGATGACCCGGACAGTCTCCGTGGCCTGAATCCCATCGGCGTGGTGCTGTCGGAGTACAGCGAACACGACAAGCGGGTGTGGGAGGAAGTCATCTCCCCCATCATGAACGAGAACGACGGCTGGGTGATCTTCAACTTCACACCCAAGGGCAAGAACCACGCCTGGGACATCTACCAGACGGCCCTGGCGCATCCCCAGCGGTGGTTCTGTTCCCTCAAGACGGTGGACCAGACCAGGCGGGACGCCCCGGGGGAGAACGGCAAGCCGGTGGTGCTGCCCGAGGTGATTGCCCAGGAGCGGGCGGAAGGGCGCCCGGAGGAGATCATCCAGCAGGAGTCCTACTGTTCGTTCGACGGCTTCCTGCGCGGGACGATCTTTGGGGACTGTCTGGTCCAGGCGCGAAAGGACGGGCGGCTGGACCGCATCCCCCGCGAGGTGAATCAGCCGGTAGGGGCGGTGCTCGACATCGGCCGGTCGGACGGAACGGCCATTTGGTTCTATCAGACCTTGGCGCGGGAGATTCGCCTGATCGACTACATCGCCTTCCGGGCGAACAAGGCCCTCGGCATGTCGGCCGCGCACTACGCCATCAAGCGCATCAAGGAGCTTCCCTACATCGTCACGCGCATCACGCTCCCGAACGACGCCAAGATCACGGGCTACTCGGCCACGCAGAGCACCTACGACGTGTTCTGCGAGCACTTCCCGGACGTGGTGCTCCTCGACAAGATTCCCGTGCAGCAGGGCATTGACATGGTGCGGGAGTGCTTCAGTCGCATGCGGATCGACACCAATGCGTGCGACCGTCCCCAGGAGGACACGCTCCCCTCGGGACTCCAGAGCCTCGGCAACTACCGCCGGGAGTGGGACGACACGAAGCAGGAGTACCGGGCGGAGCCGGTGCATGACGAGTTCTCCCACGGGGCGGACGCGCTTCGGTACGGCGCCATGGAAGGCTTCACGCCGTTGGAGTGGCTGGCAGAGGACGCGACGGTTGGCGCGGGGCAGGCGGTGACATACTTTAATCCGTTCACCTACGGACGAAGGGGGTAACGATGGGCGGCGGCGGCACTCCAGCACCCCCCAGCACGGTTCCGGTCCCCAGCGCAGCCGACGAAGAGGCCGCGGAGGAGCGGGCACGGCTCTACAGTCTCCTCCGGTCCCGTCGCGGTGCCCGCGGGTTGTCCTACGGCCCCCGGCGGCGCACGAGTCTGCTCTCCGCAGCGGCCAAACCGAATGCGGGGTCAACGCTGGCGGATGTCATGGCCCCGTGGATCGGGGAAGGGAACGTGGCATCCGGCGGGGGGTTTGACGGCGGCTTCGGCGGTGGGTCTGGCACCGGGAGCGGGGGCGGTGGACCGGCTGGAGAAGGCCGCGGTGCCGGGTCGGGCGCCGGAGGAGATCCGGAATGACCGACGAACTCGGCCACACCATCCTCCAGCGGTTCGACCGGATGAAGGCGCGGAAGGATCTGTACACCTCGCTCCTCCAAGAGTGTGCGGATTACGTCCTGCCCCTCATCCAGAACATCGCCACGTCGTCCAGCGAGGGGACCAAGCCCGCCGTCACGCTGTACGACTCCACCGCCATCCATGCCAACGAGTTGCTGGCGGCCCGACTCCACGGGACCATGATGTCCCCTGCGGTGAAGTGGTTTCAGCCGGCCACGGCAGACGATGACCTGAACGAGGACCGTGATGTCAGCGCGTGGTTCGAGCAGGCCGAGCAGGAGATGCGCCTCCAACTCAACCTGTCGAACTTCCACGCCATGTCGCATGAGGTGTGCTTGGAGGCCCCGGCGCTAGGTACGTCCAGCCTGTACGAAGAGGAGCGGTTGCCACGGACGGCCCCGTTCGATGGGGTGAACTTCCGGGCCTTCTCCGTCGCGGAGATCGTCCTGGACGAGGACGCGGACGGCCAGGTGGATACCCTCATGCGCCTGTTCTCGCTCACGGCGCGGTCGGCAGCGGGGAAGTGGCCGAAGGGCAAGAAGGGGATACCGGGACTCTCGGACGAAGTATACGACTGGGCCAAGGAGAAGCCCGAGACGCCCGTGGAGATCGTCCACGCCATGTACCGTCGCACAGACGGGAAACTCCCCACGCTCAACCAAGACGGCACCATCAAGCCGGTGTCGGTGAAGCAACTCCCCTACGCCTCCTGCTACGTGGAAAAGAAGACCAAGCGGTTGATCGAGGAGTCGGGATTCCACGAACAGCCCTTCGGGTGTATCCGCTGGGCGTTGGCGCCGGGGGAGATTTACGGGCGCGGGCCGGGGGCCACGGCGCTGGCCGACATCCGCACGCTTAACAAGTCCGTTGAGTTGTTCCTCCAGCAGTGGGCGCTGGCCATCCAGCCGCCCTACTGGGCCCGCCAGCGGTCGGTATTCGGCAAGCCGCAGATGCTCCCCGGCCAGCAGATGGTGTGCCGCAACCCCGACGACATCAAGGAGTTTATCACCCAGGCGCGGTTTGACGTGACCATGGCGGGGATCGAGAACCTGCGGAAATCCGTCCGCGACATGTTCTTCTCGGCGCAGTTGGAGTTGAAGCAGTCGCCCGAGATGACGGCCACGGAAGTCAGCGCCCGCATGGCCCTCATGGCGCAGTTCCTCGGCCCCACGGCGGGCCGGTACATGAGCGAGTTCCTAACGCCCATCCTCGTGCGCCACTTTGGCATTCTCATGCGAGCCAAGCGGTTCCTGCCCATGCCGCCCAAGTTGCTGGACTACTACCGACGCCACGGCGAGTGGAACATCCGCTACCTCACGCCCATGGCGCGGCAGCAGCGCAACCCGGAGTTGGCCGCGATCGAGCGGTACGCCAACTTCCTGAATGCGCTCCTGCCCATGTACGAGAACGCCAAGGACGGCTTCGACTTCGAGCGCGTGACCAAGACCTATGCCGAGGTGGCCGGGGTGCCACCGAGTGTGCTGCCGACCGTCAAGGAGATCACCGCCAAGCGGGAGGCCAGGATTCAGGCTGCGGAGGAGACGGCGAAGGTTTCGCAACTCGGTGCCATCACTGAGGGCGCCAAGAACGTGGCCCCGCTGGTCAAGGCCCTCCAGCCGCAGAACGGAGGGGCGTAGTGGACCAGGAGACGGAGCCTATCGTTTTATACGCGGTTGTCTCACATCCGGTTGAGATCCACTGGATCACTCGGAGGGGGTCAGAAGTGGTTATCGAAACAGTCACCTATGCGTCGGCTGTTTCGGACAATCATCGTCCCACGGTGCGAATGCCATGACTGAGCAAGAACGCCGCTCCAACTGGACCTCGGCCCATAGCCTATGCGGCCCCGTGTGGCCCGCGGTGCTGGACGATCTGGTGCAGTTTGCGATGGTGCCCACGGACCCCGCTGTCCGCTGTGGGCGCCTGGACGTGATCGCGTACATCCTGGACAGCGTGATTGCCAACCCGGAGGACTCCAATGGCTGATCCGGTCGTCGATACACCGGGCAATCCGCCAGACACCGCTCCCCCCGTCACGGGGACTGGCGACTGGTTCGAGAGCCTGCCCCCTGACCTGAAGGTGGAGAAGAGCATCCAGTCGTTCAAGGGCAAGGGCGTGGCCGACGTGGCCAAGTCCTATGTCGAGGCCCAGAAGATGATTGGCGGGAGCATCCGCCTCCCCAAGCCGGACGCCAAGCCCGAGGAGCGCGAGGCGTTCATGGCCGACCTGTCTACCAAACTGGGTCGGCCAGCCACGGCAGCGGACTACAAGAACGCGGTCACGCTAGAGGCCCTTCCCGATGGCACTCCGTGGGATGAGGCGGCGTATGACGAGTTCCTGGGCGAGATGCACAAGGCCCACGCCACGCCCGCGCAGGTGAATGCTGCGGCCAACGCCTACCGGCGCATCCTGGCCCGCGGAATGGCCGCGCAGACGCAGATGTACGCCGACACCGAGAAGGCCCTCAAGTTGGAGTGGGGAGGTACCTACGATCGGAAGTTGACGCTGGCATCCCAGGCGGCCCTGGAGATCGGGGGGAAGGACTACGTGGCGCTCCTGGAGTCCAAGGGCATCGCCAACCACCCCCTGGTACTCAAGGCCCATGCCGCCTATGGAGAAACGCTATCCGAGCAGAAACTCATCTCGGGCGATGTCCCTGGCCAGCCCACGTCCAACGAGGCGCAGGGGCAGATTGACGCGATCTACGCGAACCGCGAGCATCCGTACTGGAAGCTGTCCGTCGAGAAGCAGACGGAAATGATGTACGAGTTGACCAAGCAGGCCACGGGCGCCAAGGGGCGGCAAGTGGTCGCCACGTTCGGCTAAGGAGGGGAGATGGCCACCAACGCATTGTTGCGCGATCAGATGGCAGCGAAGCTCATGCGGGACGGGACGGCACTGGCGATTGCTAATCCGCGGGGGAGCGCCGTGGACGCCATCCTCGTGAAGGAGTTCGATTACAGGACTCCTGCCAACGCCACGGACATCGTGGTCTGGAAAGAGTTCACCGGCAACGGCTGTAACACGAACTACAGTCTGGGAATCTAAGCACCTAATCCCGCCTAGAGTGGGATGGGAAGGCGGGCACGCTGGGTTGGGCCAGCCACAACGCCCGCCTAATAATCTGCCGGACAAGCCGTTGGCCCCGGCTGGCCGCCTCGAAAGAGGCCGCAGGCGTCACGCACGACGCAGAGGGGTCGGGCGACCGAGAACCCTTCGACCACCGGAAAGGAGTATCGTCCCATGATCGGAGGGTAAACCCGTGTCAGTTACCATTGACTATGCGTTCATCGTCGCGGTGGACCGGAACGTCCAGCACCTCGCACAGGTGACGGAATCAGCGTTCCGTGGGTCCGTCCGCACCAAGCCGGTGACGGGGAAGGCGTTCGACGCCAACCGCCTCGGCCGGGTCGAGATGGCCCAGAAGACCAACCGGCACGCTCCCACCTTCATCGCCAACCCCGAGCACGACAAGCGGCGCGGCCAGATTCTCGACTACGAGGTCGGCGTCCTGCTGGACGAGGAAGATGAGTTGAAGACGCTCATCTCCCCGCAGTCCGAGTACGCCATGGCCCTGGCCTACGCCCGCAACCGCCGCTTCGACAACACCGTCCTGACGGCGCTCCATGCCAACGCCATGACGGTGGCCCCGAGCGGCGCGACCGAAACCGTGAACGCCAACGGCGGCGTCCTCACCGCGTTCACCGGGTTCGACGGCACCGCGTCCGTCAACCACACCATCGCCAACGGGTCCACGGGCCTGACCGTGGCCAAGGTCCGCCAGTGCAAGCGGTTGCTGGACCTCCAGCAGACTCCGCAGTCTGGACGGCACTTCGTCACCTCCAGCTACGGCCTGGAGGACTTGCTGGCCGACCCACAGGTCACGTCGTCCGACTTCAACACGCTCCGCGCCCTGGAGGCGGGGACGCTCAACGGCCGCTGGATGGGCTTCCAGTGGCATTTCAGCGACCTCCTGTCCATCTACACCGGCAACATCCAGTACAACTACGCCTGGCACGAGTCGGCCATCGTGATCGGGGAGGGCGCAATCCGGGAGTTGTCAATCGACAAGCGGCCCGACCTCTCCAACGCGATCCAGGTGTTGGCCAAGTGCTCGCACGGAGGAGTGCGCGTGGAGGAATCCAAGGTCGTGGAAGTGGACATAGACACTTCGGCTTGAACGATGTGATTCTAAAGGATTTGCTGATGCGAACAACACTTGAAATAGCATGGGCGGCAGGGTTCTTAGAGGGTGAGGGAACATTCAACCTCACCCCGACGAAGGCCCTCTTCGTAAATGCAACGCAGGTCCAGAGACAACCTCTGGAGGTTTTGCAGCGCATTTTCGGAGGAAAGATCTTTGGCCCGTATCATCCTTCCAGCAAAACCGGAAAGGCCAACCCATCGTTTCGGTGGACGGCCACCACCAGTTTGGCTGCGAGTGTGATGATGACGGTCTACGGAATGATGTCGCCCAAGCGCCAATCTCGCATCCGCGAATGCCTTACCGTATGGAAAACAACCGCACACATGGGTCTTCGTAATCACCGGAAGACCCATTGTCCGGCTGGGCACCCATACGACGAAGCGAACACGTATCACACCAAGGGTAAGGTTGGAAGAAGCTGCCGAGCGTGTAGGAACCACTTACGAAATGCGCGGGCAGCCATTCGGTCTTGGACCTAACACCCCCAGCCGGGGCAGGGACCATGATTCCACCCCGAGAGGAGTAGCAACCCATGGCCACGTTCAACAGCAACCAGTACGAGAACCAGATTTCGGTGTCGCGGGATGGCGAGCCTGGCGAGATGAAGGCAAAGTATTTCGAGGGTGTCACCGCCACGGCGGCGACTGGCACCATCAACTTCATCAAGCTGCCCCCGGGAAAGATCCGCATTCTGCCGGGGCTCTCCAGCTTCCTGTGCTCCAACATGGCCGCCACAGCCAACATCTCCATCGGCTACGCGGCCTACACCGCGGCCAACGGGACGGCCGTGGTGGCAGACGTGGACGCCCTCAAGGCCGAGGGGCTGGTCAACGCCTGCGTCCTCGCCAACTCCTATAACATCATGGCGAACGTCGCCAACACCGGCTTGCTGCTCGACAGCATGGCCGGGGTGACGATCACCGGCACCGTGGGGACGGCCAACACCGCCGCCAACGGCACATACTCCGGGTACATCAGCTACGTGTATCTCGGCTAACCACTCACCGGGGGGTCGGGGCAACCCGGCCCCCCTTGGGGGAGGCATGTCGGCACCACCGTATCTCAGAGCATGGCGCACCAAGTGGCTCGGGGCGCCCAACACGGCGGCCAACACCGTGCCGGCGACGGCGGGGCTGGACGTGTCGAACCTCGCGCCAGTCCTGATTAAGGGCACCATCCGCTCTACCCCCACCGCGATTGACTGTGCGCTGGTGGGGCTCCTGAAGGACTCCACCTGGTGGGCAGGCCAGGGGGCCAACATCCAAGCCGCCGTCACCGTGGACACCACAGATGCCCAGTCGGCCGCGGCCAACGACTTCCCGCTGGAGGTGGCGAACCAGGCCAACTCCGGGTGTATGTTCGGCGGTCCCGTGCCATTCGGCGCCCTCTCCATCGCCACCACGGTCAACAGCGCCGGATCGCCCGTGCGCGTACTGGAATATTGGAACGGGGCCTGGACGACCATCGCCGCCGCGGGGCTCATTGTCGCCCCACCGGCCAACTGGCTGACCACCGCTACGGAGGACCTGATTCTCTTCGTTCCTCCGAACGACTGGGTTGTGGGGGGCACGCCCACGGATACCGCGAACCAAACCACGTTCAATCTCCGCATCCGCTCCACCACGGCCCCCACCACCGCTGGGGTCGCGGGCCGCGTGTATCTCGGCGTGGTGTTCGACGGCCGGAAGGCGCTCGCGGCCAACAGCACCTGGGATGTCGCGTGGGACAACGAACAAGGCTGGCCCTGCCCCAACGCCGTCGCGGCGGTCTCGGGGGCAGCCAACGTCGCGAACGAAGGCCACGTCGTCAGCATCGTCTACCGCTAGAGGAGGAGGTTCATGGCCATCAACATGTCTGTCGCGCTTCGCACCGCTCGGGCCAACCAAATCGAAGTGGCCGTCGGGGCGAACGCGATCCTGCACATCTTCACCGGGGCGGTTCCCGCAACCTGCGCCGCCGGCAACAGCAGCTCGAACATCTGTGCGATGCCGCTCGGGGCGAACTGGCTGGCGGACGCCGCGAACGGGGCCGTCACGAAAAACGGGACGTGGCAGGGGAACGCCACCGCCAACGGCACGGCGGGAAACTGGCGGATCTTTGCCAGCGATGCCACCACCTGTCACATGCAAGGCAACTGCGCGAACGCCAACGGGGACATGACGCTGGACAACGTGTCCATCGCCATCAACCAGACCGTGACCGTCAACGCCTTTACTTTAACCGAAGGCAACACCTAAACCATGGTCCCGCCTGGACAGCGGGAACCCACCCACAGGAGGCACTATGACCTGGCATCGGCGTCCGAAGAAAATGCTCGTCACACTCGCCATCGACAACTACGCGCCCGCGATCACCAGCATCACGTTTCCGCTGCTGAAGCACTGGGCGCAGAAGCATCGGTACGACTTCCACGTCATCACCGAGCGGAAACTATCGCAGACCGCGCCGCCCGTGATGGAGAAGTTTCAATGCTACCACCTGATTCAGAAGCACGAGTGTGAGTACATGATCTTCATTGACGCCGATGCCATGGTCCACCCGGACATGTATGACCCGTGGGAGCATATCCCAAAGGATCACTGCTTCCACAATGGCCACGATATGTGCAACCTCCGCTGGACCATTGCGGAAGACCGATTCTTCAAGCGCGACGGCCGGATGCTCGCCGGGGGCAACTGGCTCACCGGGGCGACCGACTTGACCTACGACATCTGGGCGCCGCACGACGACCTGACCATTGAACAAGCGATCAAGAACATCACCCCCATCGTCATTGAAAAGAAAACCGTCATCGAGGCCAGCCACCTCGTGGACGACTACCTGACCAGCCGCAACATCGCCAAGTACGGGTTGAAGTTTACCGAGATCCAAGAGGTGAGCAAGCGCCTCGGCGTCAACCCCTATATGTGGCACCAGTACGTGATCGGCGTGGAAGAAAAGACGGTGATGATGCAGAAAGTCCTCAAAGAGTGGGGCTTGGCATGAGCGGCCCGCCGGAGGGCCTCATCGGACAGGACGGCTACGACTGGATGGCTGAGCAGGCGAAGGATATGGCGTCCGTGGTGGAAGTCGGCTGTTGGCAGGGCTATGGCACAGAGGCCCTGCTTAGGGTGTGTCCTGGCCAGGTAACGGCTGTGGACCACTGGATGGGAAGTCCCGACCCCACGGATGCCACGCACAAGCCGGCCAAGAAGTACGACATCCACGCCCTGTTTGTGGCGCGGGTGGGCCACTATCCAAACTTGACCATTCTTCGGATGGACAGCGTGGAGGCGTCCACGCACTTTCCCGACCAGTCGGTGGACATGATTTTCATTGACGCAGGGCATGACGCCGCGTCCGTGACCGCCGACATTCGCGCCTGGGCTCCCAAATGCCGAAAACTGATCTGCGGGCATGACGGGAGCTATGAGACGGTGCGAAAGGCCGTGGAAACCTTGGGACGCCCCATCAACCGCCATCCGGGTGATATATGGAGTGTGCGATGCGACGGCTAATGGATATGGAGTGCCAGATCGAAATTACCAACGCCTGCGTCCTACAGTGCGCGAATTGTACCCGCTTCTGTGGCCATCACCCCAAGGCGTACTTCCTCACACGGGAGCAAGTCACCGAGGCGTTGAAGTCGCTCAAGGGGCACCCCAAACTCGTGGGCATCATGGGCGGGGAGCCGCTGCTGCACCCCGAGTTTGAGTGGATCTGCGAGGAGGCGCGGCGCTACTTCCCCCGCGAACAACTCGGCCTGTGGACGGGCCTGCCAAAGAATGACAAGTACATCGCCTATCGCAAGGCCATCGTGGAAACGTTCTACAGCATCTTCATCAACGACCACAGCCGGGGGGACATCTACCACGCTCCGCTGCTGGTATCCGCCAAGTCGGTCGCGCAGAAGGCGTGCCCGGACGATCCTGTGGCGCGGGATCGCCTCATGTGGAACTGGATCGACCAATGCTGGGTGCAGAACTCGTGGAGCAAGGCGATCAACCCCAAGGGCGCCTTCTTCTGCGAAGTGGCCGCGGCGCAGTCCATCCTCTACGACGGACCGAGGGGGTGGAAGGTCGAACCCGACTGGTGGAAGCGGTCGCCCATGGACTACCGGTCGCAGATGGAGCAATGGTGTCCGGGGTGCGGCGCGGCCTGCTCGCTCAAGCGTCGGGTGAGCACGGATGAACGGGACGACATCTCCCCGGACAACCTGGAGCGCCTGAAGGCCGCGGGAAGCCGGAAGGTGAAGCACGGCCTGTACGAGATCAGCGACTCGGCGCTCGTGCAGGAACCCGAGGAAATGGCGAAGTACAAGGACACCGAATGGCGCAATCAGGTGGCGGGACGCTACGGGATGTTCCTGACCATCAACGACATGCGCTACTGGGAGCCCCACCTCAAGCCGCGTTGGACGCCCGATGAGGCAGTGAAGCCGAGCCTCTTCGAGCAAATCTGCGCGGGATGCAAGTAAAAGGAGTCCCCATGCGTATCCTCTGGCTCACCCTCGCGTTCCTGTTCTGTGCCATCCCGGCCTTCGCCGCCACGGCTACCCTGACATGGACCGATCCCGCCACCAACGAAGCGGGGTTCCATGTCCATCGCGCCGCTAAGGCGTGTACGCCCGTCCCGGTTGACGCAGACTTTACGAAGCTGGGCGAGGTCGGCGCGAACGTCAAGACCTACGTGGATAGTACCGCCGTCGCGGGCAACAAATACTGTTACAAGGTGCGGGCGTGGAATCTCCAGTATGCGCTGGACCCGGAATCCGCGCAGTACAGCCCATTCAGCAACCTGGCGGGGAAAGACTTCCCTTTAGCGGGACCGGACGCTGCGCCGACTGGCTTAACAGTCAACTGACGGCGGCCAACAAGTTGGTGCAGTATTTCAAGTGCATTGAGCGGTTGATCGACCCTCCACAGTAGCGAGGCGCGGCATGCGACCATTCATCGAGTGGGACCGAACACGCCCAGGATTCGGCCGAGTCAACTATGCCGCAGCGGATCGCGTCTGCCGTGCTACACGGGGGTCGAAACACGCCCAGCGGGCCGCGTGGTCGCACGTCGCGCAGTACGTCCGGTTGCTGGAGGACGGCTATCGCATGGGCGGAGGCGTTGGTTGGGTCGCGCCGATTGGCCTCCCCACTCCGCTATGGAACGGGACCTGCCCGATTGACATTTCCCGGCCAACGCTTCCCTCCCCGTGGACGAGCAATACGACGGGATGGTATTTCGTACAAAGCGGTGGAACCAATTCGGGGAATGGCTATCCCGGAAGTCCTCGCGGAACCTTCCCCACTCCATCACCCGGAGAGAAGGTTGTCTTCAACGGAACCTGGACGACCCAACCGACGATCAGTTGGACGGGCACGGCCGCCAATCCGATCTGGCTGATGGCATATAACACTAGCACCAAACCGTCTTTTGGCAGCCCCGGAGCATTCGGTGGGGCTTACACCATCATTGACAACATTGCCTGGGCATTCAATAACAGCCGCGATTCGGTGGATATTGCAGGAAGCAATCTCCTCTTGCGCGTCTGTAGTTACGCAAACACCTATGACAGCGCGAACGGTGCAGGGTTCTTTCCAGAAGGCACCAACAACATCATCTATGGGTCAACCATCTCCGCCTGTGGGAACTGGGAGTATACCGGGGGATCGGACATTGATCGTCATGGGATGAAGATCGGTGGAGTCAACGGATTCTGGGCAGTCGATAATACCATCTATCACTGTCACGGAGACGGGATTCAGGTAGGGGACGCGAACAATACAGCCGCGGAAATCAACAAGGTCTATATTGGGCGAAATCTCTTTTACGAAAACTATCAAACCGGGGCATGGACGAAGAACGCGACGGACGTGATTTTCTCTGAGAATACCTGCCACGACTTCTGGGCGCACGCCGATTCAACTGGCTCGGGTCTGGGTGGGCAATACGATCCAAAGTACGTCTGGTACATTGTCAACTCGATCTATAACTGCATGAGTGCCGTGCATATCGGTGGTCCTAACAATGGGACTGGCGGCCCCTGGTATATCATTGGCAACTGTGCCTCCAATATCGACGCCGAAAGCACGAACTACGCCTATGATGCCGGGGCGCTGGGTGGACGGAACGCGGGAGCGATGACAATCATCTTCAACACGGTGTATGACGCCGACTGTTTCATCAGCACCGCCCCTGGACATTCGTCATTCCGGGTCTACAACAACATCTTTTCGACGCTCAAGTCTGGCGGCGTGGCGTTCGATCTGGCTGGCGTAGCGATTACCCACGATTACAACTGTTTCTCCTCGTCCGCCTACGATCCAGGCAGCGAGGCAAATCGGAGAGTCGGTGATCCGCTGTTCGTCGCTCCGGCTTCTCGGAACTTCGCGCTTCAAAGCGGTTCACCGGCCAAGGACACTGCGAATCCAGTGGAGGAGGCGGCTTTTGCGGCATTCCAGACACGCTATGGTCTGGACATCCGGAAAGACATTCTGGGCGGGACACGTCCCTATAACAGCAGATGGGACATGGGGGCCTATGAATATGGAGCAACATCCGGCTCCACGCCCCCCACCGGCATTCCCATCCTGAGCGTGAGGTAGTATGGCGACCTACTCGGACGATTTTGAACGCGCAGCCCTCGGGGACGACTGGACCGTCGTTGACGGCACGCCGCAGATTTTCGGGATTAGTGATTTTGGCGGGGCCTCTGGAGCATCGGAAAGTGATGCGGGATACGTCCCAGAGGTTGACTCCGAAAATCAATACATGGAATGTGTCCTGTCCGTCCTCCCCGGCAATATCCCAAACTCGGTCATCCTCTATATCCGAGAGGATGGCTCGTACAACGGCTACGGTTTTCAGGTTGGGTCGGACGGATGGCTGCTATTGCGGCTAGATGCCGGGACTCCCACCACTATTGATAGCGGAGTCGATACGCCGTCTACCGGGCAGACACTCCGCATCGAGGCGAATGGGTCTACCATCCGTGGACTCATTAACGGATCGGAGGTTGGGTCCACTAGTGACGGGACGCACACTGATGGACGCATAGGGATTCTTGGAGTCATCGGGGATACCGTCCGCGTCGAATCGTGGGGGTTCGGGGACTTGGGAGGCGGGGCCACCACCACCCAGGAAGGCTACCGCTGGCGCCTGGACGACGGAGACCAGGCGAACGCCACCTGGGCGGCCGTGCAGGATACCGGCATCACCTGTCCCGCGAACAGCGTGCGCCGCCTCCGTGTCCTGGTAGACACAACGGGTGATGTCAACTCGGCACAGTTTCAACTGGAGTACAAGGAAGCCAACGACGCCAACTGGACGAAGGTGAGTTAGTGGGCTCCAACACCTTCAGCAGCCCGGCCACCGCCAACTGGACATGCCCTACCGATGTCTTCCAGATCATCGTGGAATGCTGGGGTGGTGGGGGTGGTGGGGGCGGAGCGAACGCTGCGAACCTTGGTGGCGGAGGCGGCGGAGGCGGTGCCTACTCCATCCTCGTCAACACGGCGACCGTTCCTGGCAACGTCTACAACTACACCGTTGGCAACTTTGGCAACATGGGCGTCAACGCCGCCAACGGCACCAACGGCGCCATTACGATCTTTCGGCAGACGGGCACCAACGCCAACCTCTGCGTGGCGGACTTCGGCAAGCGGGGCCTGCGCGGGTCCAGCAACGGGACGGGCGGGGCGGGCGGGGCGGTTGCCAACTGCCTTGGCACCACGAAATATTCCGGCGGCCCTGGAGCCACCCGCGCCACAGGGGTCGGCGGCGGCGGTGGCTCGTCTGCTGGTACGGCAGCGAATGGCGGTGCCGGGACCAACGGCACCCCCCCGAACGGCGGGACCGCCCCTACGGGCGGCGGGAATGGTGGGACTGGCGGGGCGAACGCCTCGAACGGAACGGGGGGGACGGCCCCTGGCGGAGCCGGTGGAGGCTCAGGCGGGCACACCGTACCTTCCAATGGCGGCGTGGGCACTGCTGGCAAGATCATCCTCACCTGGCAAGACCCCATATACGCCAACGTCGCCAGTACGCTGGACGCCCTCACCATTGTCTCCACGGCCAACGTCGCTAACGCGGTTGCGAAGTTCACCCTGTCGGCATCTGCCAACATCACCGCCAATGCCGCGACGAACAGCACGGCCCAACTGACGGCCCCGGCCAACAAGACCACGGCGAACTTCCAAGCCGGGAAGATCAGCGACGACACCAACCCGCTCCCCGCGATTGACCTAGACGCCAACAAGTACACCGAAGTTGAGTGGTGTGTCGCGGCTGGCGCCACCGTCGCCAACAGCGAGGTCTACACCTTCCGCGTGACCAGCAACGGCACGGCGCTCGATACCTATAGCGCGAACGCCGCCTGGACGATTGGCACGCTCAACTGTAACGGGTACGTCACCCAGACGCTCGACGCCCTGACGATCAGCGCCACGGCCAACGTCACCGCGGCCGGGATCGTCGGGACGGTCAGCCAAACCCTCGATGCGGCCTCCCTCTCGTCTACTGCCCAAGTCGCTGTCACCGGGACCACCACGCAGACGCTAGACGCACTTGTCCCGACTGCCACCGCGAATGTCGCCATCCGGGCATGGCTCATCGGTGGTGGGGGCATGCTGGACATCGTGATCCCGACTGCCACCGCAAATGTCGCGATCAAGGCATCGGTCATCGGTGGGCAGGGCCAACTGGATGTCGTGATCCCCACCATCACCGGGACCGTGGCGGTTGTCGCGGGTGTCCAACAGGGCCTTGCCGATGCCGCCCTGTCCGCCGCCGCCACGGTCTCCCTCACTGGCGTCGTCTCCCAAGCGTTGACGGATGCCACGCTGGTCTGCACCGGGACGGTGGCCACGACGGGCGAAATCGGCGGGGCCGTCTCCCAGACCCTCGCGGACGTCAGTAGCACCATCACGGGCACGGTATCCGATTCTGGCACGGTCACACAGACACTTGGGGCGCTTACGCCGACTATCACCGGGGCGGTGTCGCTCACCGGAACGGTCACGCAGGCGCTCGACGGCGTATCGGCCTCCATCACCGCTACCGTCATGGGAAGCGTGAGCGGTACGGTTGCCCAGACGCTGGCCCCTCTGTCCCCCACCATCACGGGGACTGTCTCCATCGCCGGGGCTGTCGCGCAGACCCTCGCCGCCGTCACGCGCTCCATCACGGGCACTGTAGGAGTCACCGGGACCGTCGCCCAGACGCTGGCGGCGGTGTCGCCGAACATCACCGGGTACATCGGCACCGGGTCTGCCTTTGTCCTGTCGGCGTCCTCCTACATCACCGCGAACGGGACGGCGAACACCACCGGGCAACTCACCGCGCCGTCCGGCAAGACGGTCAACGGATACTTCCAGGCCGGGAAGATCAGTGACGATACTAACCCACTGCCGAGCCTAGACCTGATCATCGACACCTACACTGAGTTGGAGTGGGCACTGCGGTCCACGTCCAGTGCGGCGAACACGGCCGACTACCAATTCCGCGTGACGGCGAATGGGACGGCGCTGGATACCTACGCTGTCACTCCTGCGTGGAAGTCCCTCGAAGCCGTTACCGGGACGGTCAACCAGACCCTTGCGGATGTCACGATCACGTCCGATGGCCTGGTCCTCTCGTCTGGCTATGGGGTGGTCAACCAGACCCTCCAGGGCGTCACGGCAGAGATCACGGCGATTCACGTCCTGCTGGCGGATGTCAACGTCACCCTGGGAAACGTCAGCGAGACGGTTCTGTTCGTGGACGGGTCCGAACTCGGCGGTGGGACGCCCACTGGCTGGAACGTCTATTTCGGGCGTGTCAGCACGATCTACACGCAAGTCGTGTCTGTCGCGTACACCGGGATCACGCAGTTAATCTACGTCCGCGACATCGCCCCGGACATCGGGGAATGGTATGTGGCGATCCGGGCGGTCAACGCGGACGGCGAGTCCGACCTGAGCAACGAGGTCTTTGTGGTCGTCCCGGTGTTCACCGCGACGGTGGCCAACCCCAGCGGGAACGCCTCGGTAGTGCAGACCCTTGGAGGGGTAAGCCTTGCCTCGATTGCCAAAGTGCAAGTCAAGGGGACGGTGGCGAGCACCCTGGGAGCCCTGACGCCCACCGTGACGGCGACGGTTAGCGATCAAGCACTCGTCATCCAGACCCTCGCAGCGGCCACCCCAGCCATCACCGCAGCGGTGGCCGTCACCGGGGCTGTGTCGCAGACGCTGGGGGGTGCCTCCCTCGTTGCGACCGCAGGCATAAGCTCCGGGGAGTCGCTTGCCGAGGTCAACCAGACCCTCGCCAATGCCACCCTGGACTGTACGGGGTTTGTCTCCGATCCGGGGTCGCGCCTGGCCTGGGTAGACGAACTCCTCGCCGACGCGCAGGCTGCCGTTGCAGGAGAGGTGGATGTGGTGGGCGTGATCTCTCAGATCCTTGGGGACTCGTCGCTGTCCGCGACCACCTATACGAGGGCACGGGCTAGGCGCAATCAGAACATTCTCGTGGATGGGAGTGAGGTCTTATGCCGTACATAAAGGGACAGGCCATCGTCGGATTTCCCTTTGAGTTGGTGGACATCGGCGGAACGGCGATTACCACGGGCGCCGTGACCGGCTATTACCTGCTGGACGGCGGCGCGCAGACGGCGCTGACCGGGGCCGCTACGCACGAGGGCAACGGCCAGTGGTCGTGGGACACCATCCCCGCCACGGCCACGGATGGGACCACGCTCGGCCTCCTGTTCCTGCACGCCAGCGGGCGCGCCAGCTTCACGGTGCAACTCGCTGACACGCCATACGGGGAACTGATCGCCGGGACACCGAGCGAGGTGGCCCTGTGTAACTTGGCCCTGGATGAGTTGGGTGTGGAGTCGATCGAATCCCTGCTGGACGACAGCGACCGAGCCAGACGCCTCCGACGACTGTATCCCCAGGCGCGGGATGAGATGCTTGACGTGATTCGCCCCGGCTGCGCGATCCGGCGCACGCTCCTGGCGCAGACCACCACGCCGACGTTCGGGTATTCCTACGCCCACCAACTCCCTACGGGGTGCCTGACCGCCCTGGAGACGGACAACGACGGCTACACCTGGGCGCGGGAGAATGACACGCTTGTCACCGACAGGACTCCCGTGTACCTCAAGTACGTCTACCGCTTGGAGGACGTGACGAAGTATCCGCCCAAGTTCTCTCGGGCTCTGGTGGCGTACATGGCGGCTCGGTTGGCGTACCCCATCACCAAGAGCGCGGCGCTCCGGGACCAGATGCTCAAGGATTTCGAGTACGCCAAGGAGGAGGCGCTGGCGCTGGAGGGGCAAGAGGGGACGGCGGACCTGCTGACCAACACCGTCCTGACGACGGACGTGAGGAGCTAATGGGCGCTCGCACGCATCCCATCTTCACGAACTTTACGATGGGCGAACTGTCCCCGCGGCTGTACGGGCGGGTGGACTGGGAGAAGTATCAGCGCGGGTGCGTGACGCTGGAGAACTTCCTCATCCAGCCCCAGGGGGGTGTCACGCGCCGCCCTGGACTGCGGTTCGTCAGCGAGGTCAAGACCAGCGCCACCGCCACGCGCCTCATCCCGTTCCGTATGTCCGAAGATACGTCCTACGTCCTGGAAGTGGGGAACCTCTACATCCGCTTCTACAAGAACGGGGCGCAACTGACGAACGGAGTGACACCGATCGAGGTCACGAGTCCCTACGTTACCGCGGACCTGTTCGACATCCACTACGCCCAGTTGTCCGACACGCTGGTCCTCGTGCATCCGTCCTATGCGCCCATGCGGCTGTCCCGATACTCGGATACCGTGTGGCGCTTGGCCACTATGGACTTCGACCCTCCCCCGTCGCGGGAGTACGGACGGCGTACCACCTCCGTCATCGGCGGGTCGCTGGTCCCCACAGCCGTCTCCGGGACCAACGTGGAGATCAACTGCACGCAGTACATCTTCCTAGCAGCGGACGTGGGCCGGGAGATCCTTGATACCTCCACGGGGGCACGGGCTGAGATCACGGTGGTGGACAGTCAGACCCGCGTGCATGCCGACATCCTGGACGACTTCCTGACCACGGATGCGATTGCGGCCGGGGACTGGAAGATTGACGGCTCCCCACTGGCCACGATCACCCCGAGTGTGGATTCCCCGGCGTTCTCTTACGTGCAACTCACGCTCGACATTGACGGCTTCCGGTCTGGAGACGAAGGGAAGTATGTCATTCTGTCAGGAGGGGTGGTCGAGATCACCCGCGTGGACACCACGACCTACGCCGTTGGAACCATCCTCGTCGAACTGGACGGCACGACGGCGCAGCCACCCTATGCCTGGAGTCTGGAGGAAGCCTCCTGGTCGGCGTTGAATGGCTACCCTGGCACCGTGGGCTTCGTGGAGAACCGGCTGGCGTTCGGGGGGAACACGGAGGAACCGGACGCCCTGTGGATGTCTGCCTCCTACGCTCCGCTCAACTTCGCCCTGGGGTCTACCGATGACTCAGCCATCTCCATCAAGCCGGGGAGCGGGGAGAACAACCGCATCCGGTGGATTTCCGCTCGGCGCAAGTGCCTGCTGGGGACATCCTCTGACGAGTTCCTGCTCGGGGCACCCAACGACGCAGCCTTGACGCCCTCGAATATCCGACCTGTCCCCTCCACTCCCCATGGTAGCTGTACCGTCATGCCCATCAAGAACGAGTATTCGACCATCTTCCTGACCGGGAACCGGCGCCTGCTCCGGGAGATGGCCTACTCCTACGAGGCGGACGACTACCGCTCCCCAAACCTGCTGGACGTGGCCGAGCACCTGACCAACACCACGACCATCGTGGATATGGCCTTCCAGAGACCCCCAGACAGCATCCTGTGGGCTGTCCGGTCGGACGGGGTGCTCCTAGGCTGTACCTACCTGCGGGACCAGGACATCGTGGGCTGGCACCGGCACGTCACGGATGGTCTATTTGAGTCGGTGTGCTGCATCCCCTCCCAGGATGGGACGACCGAACAAGCGTGGTTCGTGGTCAACCGGACGATCGGGGGTGCCACCAAGCGGTACGTGGAATACTTTGACGCCCTGGCGCCTGAGCACTGGACGGGGCAGACAGGGCTGGTCACGGACTCGGCCGTCACCTACGACAGCACCGCGACTGCCACATTGACAGGCATGGCACACTTGAACGGGGAAACGGTGTCTCTCGTCGGAGACGGGGCGGTGTATCCGAATTCGGCGGTTGCAGCCGGGAGTGCCACCTTGACCGGTTCCACGGCAAGCAAGATCGAGGGGGGCCTTCTATTCACGAGTACCCTCAAGTCCGTCCGACCTGAGATCCCCGTGAGTGGGACAAGCCAGGGCCTCCCTCGTGCCTGGGGGCCGATCAAGGCCAGATTCCTGAATACCATCGGCGGGCGCATCCAAGATGAAATTGTGTCCTCGCCGCTGCCACCCACTCTCTATAGTGGTGACAAGACTGTCAACCGCTTCGTCTGGGATGAGGACGGGTGGATCACGGTGGAGCAGAAGCAGCCGCTTCCCATGACCATCCTGGCGATATTTGGAACGCTGGCCGTAGGAGATTAATGGAGATCACCCTGTCTCCCTTCAAAGCCGAGGACGCGCTGGAGATCCTGGGGCGCAATGCGGAGCGGTACATCGACCTACTCATTAAACTGGAGATGGACGGGCCGGGGTGGACCGGACGACTCCCGGACGGGAGCGTCCTGGGCTGTGCAGGAATGCAGTCTGTGGCGCCGTGGATAGCCGACTTCTGGCTCATCCCGAGCTATCTGGTTCCCGAGTATCCCCTGGCGTTCCACAAGACGGTGTTGGCCAAGTTCAAGGAGTTGCTCGCGTCGTCCACGGCACGAAGGATTCAGGGGGTGGTGGACCCCAAGTTCCCCGAGCGGGTGCGCTGGATTGAGCGGTTGGGTTTTGTGAAGGAAGGCACCATGCGGGCCTTTGGCCCAGACGGGCAGGATATGGACTTGTACGCGATGATCCGAGGGGGGAAGAATGGGCATTGAAACCGCTGCGATTATCGCGTCAGTGGTCGCCACGGTCGCGTCAGTTGCGGGGGGCGTGTACGCCTCGCAACAGGCGGCCAAGGCGGAAGAGTACAACGCCCAGGTGGCCGACGTGCAGGGCCAGCAGGCGCAGATGGCGTCGGCGGCAGAGGCCGAGGATCGCCGGCGCCGTGCCCGCTACCTGCTCGGCACCCGGCTAGCCGAGGCGGGGGCCGGCGGTGTGGCGCTGGAGGGGAGTCCCCTGCTGACGATGGTGGATGAAGGCGTCCAAGAGGATCTGGAGGCCCGCCGGACGCTCTACAAGGGCTACCTGGAGGCGTCGGGGATGCGGAGTGCGTCGGCGCTGGCACGGTATCAGGCCGACTCCACGCGGACAGCAGGGTACATCGGGGCGGGCACGTCGCTATTGCGGGGCGCGTCGAGCGTGGCGGGACAGAAGACCTACGGCAGTAACTGGAGGGGATAGCGTGCCACGAATACCGTTCCAACTGGCAGGTGGTGCCGTCCCGAGCAATATCCCCACGGACAGGGCGTCTCCCGGACTCTGGGCGGCACCTGGGGTGGCGATTAACCGCATGGGGCAGGAGATCGAGCAGATCTCGGACAAGCTCCAGGAAGCCGAGCGCCGGGTACAGGCGACACGAGATCAACTCTATGCCTCACAAGTGCTCTCCGGGCTGGAGTTGCACATGGAGGATGTCCAGAAGACGTTCGGGACGAAGTTCTCCGGGGACGAGGCGCAGCGACAACTCCGGGAGTCAGCCAAACAGTTCGTGGACCAGGCGCTCGTGGGCACCACGGACGATCGGGTGAAGAACTTCATCCTGACCCATGCCGATGATCGCATCCTCCGCGGGGGAGCCGAGGCACGGCGCCGGGTCAACCATGACGTGGCGGTGGAAACCGACCGACAGGCGCGGGAGCAGATTACCGCCTTGAATAAGATGGGCACCGTGGAGTCCACCAAGGAGGCCCTGAACCTGATTTCGGGGCTATCTGCGGGGGGCCTATGGACCGGGGAGACTGCTGAACGCCTCAAGGGACAGGCCATCGCGGACAACATCAACAACGCGGCTGCCACCGGACTGACCGCGGACCCCCGTGCCGAACTGATGAAGATGAACCTCAAGCAGGGGGTGTACCAGTTTGCGGACGATGCGGACCTCGGACGCCTCAAGAATACCGCCGTGAGCGTCATTCACCAGCGCATGGCCGAGGAGGAGAAGGCGCAGAAGCAACGAGAGAAGGCGGCGGAAGAGGAACGCAAGGCCATGGTGGACGAGTACGACTCCCGCGCAGCGGCAGGCACACTGACCCTGGCAGAGGTGGAGAACGGACGCCGACTCCGCATCCTGACCGGAGACGACTACCGGCGCGTGCTCAAGTCCATCCAGGAACCCAAGACTGGTCCGTCCGACCCCGACTTGCTTGCGACGTATCTCCTGGATGCCGAGAGTGCCACGCCGAAGTACACGGCGGCCGAGATCGACAAGGCGTATTACGCCTTCGCGGCCGGGAACCCCGGCTTGAACCTCAAGGACGCCGCTGACATCAAGGGCAAGTTGCGGGCACGGGCCAACGACCAGCGCGACAAGGGCGAGACGGACATCGGGCGGCGCCATACACAAGCCGAGCAGCAGTTGCGTGCGAACCTGGGAATCACCGGACTACTGGAAGCCATCACCCAAGACCAGAAGAAAGCCTACAGTATGGCACTTGGGGAGTTGACGAGCCGGTCCTCCTACTTCGGGGGGAAGGAAGATCCCATCGCCATCGTCGAGGAAATCTCCCCGCGGTATCAGTCCGTCATCCGATCGGACTTCGACATGAGTATCGCCAAGAAGCGCAGGACGCTCTCCAAGGACGATCCCAACGAGAGCGTGGAAGCCAATATGAAGCGACTAGAGAAGGACTACCAGGCCGGGAAGATCACCAAGCAAGTGTACGAGAACGAGAAGCGGATATGGCTGGACATTGACCGCGACACCCGCGACCTGATGAAGGGGAGCAACGCGACCACCACGGCACCGGGACTCACCGGGAACACACGGGGGAAGAAATGAGCGATCTGGACTCCCGGTATCTGTCCGCGATCCAGCAAGTCAGCCGCATGGAGGATGATACCCGGTGGAAGGAACTCACCGGGGGTGGTGAGGACGCGCCCAAGAAGGGGGAGGATGATCCCGGCTTCGTGGAGAAGTTCCTGGGGGGAGTGACCAAGGGCATGCGCGGCGTCCCCAACGTGTTCCGCCCACCCACCGAAGGCGATAAAGACATCATCGGGCGCGTCGGGGAAGCGGTGTCCCTGCCATTCACCATCCCGTGGGAAGGGTTGATGCAGGGACTCCAAGACGCGGGGCTTGTCTCGGCGTCTGCCCGCAAGAACCTGACCGACTCCCTCATGGGGGCCACCCCGGCCCTCACGCATCCGTCTGTTACTGGCGCACGGAACATCAAGGAAGGCGTGAAGCTGGCGACGGAGGGGAAGCCGAAGGGGGAAGTGCGAATACTCCCGGAAGGCGCAGAACCAAAGCCAGTTGAGCCACCCATGGGTGAGGTCCGCGTCAACGTCGAGCGCATCAACACCACGGACACGGTGAAGACCGTCATCCAGAACCTCAACGCGCTGGACTCCGAGAAGCTGAAAGCCTCTCGCAAGCCGGTGAAACATGAGCAGACGGTTGCGGGGAGTAAGCAGATCAGCGTCGAGGATGCGCTCTCCCTCCCCGCGGAAACCCTGACGAACCCGGAGCGTATCACCCGCTTGCGGGACATCCACGCCACGGCAGCTGAGCGGTTGACCGACGCAGCAAACGAGGTGCTGAAAGGGGAGAACGTCAAGCCGGGGGAGTTGCTGGACACGTTCGCGGTGGCTGGCGAGTTGGACATGCGGCTGGACGTGGCGAAGCGGAACGCAGGCCGCACCCTGGAGTCCATGAACATCGAAGCCGAGGGCGCACGGGCGGAGTTACCCCTGGGGGAGATTGCCAACCTCGCGGAGAAGTATCGCGGGACGGACATCATCGACGAAACCATCCTCGCCCAGCGCCTCACGGCCATTCGCACGAAGGCCGAGCGCATGCAGTACGCGAAGCAGGCGGGGGGGCTGATGAAGAAGGGCTACAACGCCCTGATGGAGTTGTACGTCAATACGCTACTCGGCCCGACATCGCACGCGGCAAACGTCATGGGGAATACCATGCTCACCTTGTGGGCCCCCGTGGAGCGAGCCGTCGCGTCGGTGATGCCTGGAGGGGAAATCAAAATCGGGGAAGCGGCAGGCATGGTGCGGGCGTTGCCAGAATCGTTTGTCGACGGGTTGCGGGAGGTCAAAAAGTGGTGGCAGTCTGGCGACACGACGAGCAAGGTGGACATCGTAAACGAACCGGCCATTACTGCAAAGAATTTTGGCATTGAAAATAGCATCCTGGCCCGCTCGATTGACCTGATTGGTAGCGGCGTCCGGGTTAACACCGGGATGCTGGGCGCAGAGGACGCGCTCTTCAAGGGAATCAATTTTCGCGTGGAGGTCAAGGCCCTGTCCACGCGGGAGGCCTATGCGGAAGGGCTCAAGGGGAAGGACCTCGCAGATCGGATCAACTACATCGAAACGCATATCGACGAATTTCCAGAGATCGTGGAGAACGCGAATAAATTCAAACTGCAACAGACGCTTCAGGACGATATGGGGGCATTCGGCCAGTGGCTGGATAAGGGGCGGCAAATGATCGCGCCGCTCAAGATCATTCTTCCCTTCCTGAAATCACCAAACCGACTGGTCGCCTGGACACTGGAGCGCGTTCCTGGCGTGAATATCCCCTCGTTGGTCTGGGGGAAACTTGGTCGGGAAATCGCGGCGGGAGGGGCGAGTCGTCAGTTGGCGTTATCAAAGGTGTCTACTGGGGCGCTCGCCACCTCGGCCATCGCCTACTATGCGCTGAACGGGAACATCACCGGGGCAGGACCGAAGGACCGCGAACTCCAGCGCGCGAAACGCGACACGGGATGGCAACCCTACAGCCTCAAGATCGGGGACCAATACTACGGCTACAACCGCCTGGACCCGTTCGGCATGATGATCGGGATGGTGGCCGACGCCACGGAGATCCTTGGGCAAGTTCCTGATGCCGGGGCGGACGAACTCGGGATGACATTGGCGCTGGCCTTCTCCCAGAACTTCATCAGCAAGACCTACATGCAGAACCTATCCGACACGCTAGAGGCCGTCATGGACCCGCAGGCGAACATGGCGTCCTATCTCAAGGGCTACGGGCGCACGCTGGTCCCCGGTGTGGTGCGTGCCGCCAAGCGCGAAGTGGACCCGGTGATGCGGGAGGCGCAGACGTTCCTCGACACCATGCGGGCCAACGTCCCCGGCTACAGCGAAGACCTCCCACCACGGCGTAACCTCAAGGGAGATCCAGTGCTCATCCCGCCAGGATGGGGGCCGGACTGGATTTCCCCGGTTTCGGTGTCCGATGCGAGTAATCCAGACCCAGTGGCTGTGGAGATTGACAGACTGAAGCTCAATCTCTCCATGCCGCCCAAGACGCTCTTTGGTCCCAAGCCTCCCGCGGTACGGATGGAGGAAACGAAAGTCAAGGAAGGGGAACCGCTCACTCCGCAGGAGTATGACTATTTCGTGCGCTTGGCGGGGAACGAACTAAAGATCGACGGCAAGGGCATGTGGGACTCGCTCGGGGCCATGATTCGCACGCCGGAATACAAAGAGGCGACGGATGGACCGGAAGGACTCAAGGCGCTGATGATCCGCATGACGGTGATGAAGTACCGGGAGGCGGCCAAGATGAAGTTGCTGGAAGAGTCTCCCGAGTTACAGTCCGCGCTGATGGAAAAGACCCGCGCCCGTGCCATGGCCCTCACCGGGAGGACGCAATGACCGTCACGTCAGAAGTCTACCGCAAGGAGTACACCGCCACGGGCGGGACCGAGTTCCCCTTTATCTACATCCTGGACGAGGCGCACGTCGGGGTGTATGCGGATGGCGTCCTCCAGACGCTCAATAGCGATTACACCGTCAGCGATGTAGGCGACCCGGCCGGCGCCACGGTGACGTTCACGACGGCGCCAACGTCTGGCGTGTCCGTCGTCCTCGTGCGTACCGTCCCCTACACCCAACTGACGGACTTCATGGAGAGCGATCGGGGGCTGGCCGACACCAAGGAGGGCGTGGCCGACAAGCTCACCATGATCGCGCAACAGCAGCAGGAGGCGATTGACCGCACTCTGTCCTTTCCGAATACCAGCACGTACAAGAACGCCATCGTCAACACTCCCGTCATCGGCTCCTATCTGCGCTGGTCGGCGACGAGCCCCCCGACCGTGGAGGCGACCACCGTGACCCCAACCTCCGGCATTGGGTTGCCCCTCTCGCAAGTGGACGGAGGCTTCGGGCAGGACGTCGCGGCCAAGACGGGGATCATCCACCAATATGCGGGCGTCTTTGCCTGGGAGAGCGGCACGGTGCTTGTGGATGCATTTGGGACCGCAGGCGATGGTGTGACCGACGACAGCACAGAGATCCAGGCGGCCATTGATAGCGGCTCACCACGGATTCTCTTCAATCCCTCGAAGACCTACTATATCACCACGGCCCTCGCCGTGGCCCTCATCGCCAGCGACACCCGACGCGAAATTGACGGCCAAGGTTGTACCATTAAGTGCGGTGGCGGCATCGCCAATGCTTTCCTCTTGGCCGCGCCTACGGGAACCGACCAATTCAACTACACCCAGTGTCACGATTTCAAATTCTCCGGCACCGTCACTGGGGCGTTCGTGAAGATGGAGACGGGCGCGACATACTGGAATGACTTCTGGAATCTCTCGACAGCCAAGGATAGCGTGGCAACGGCAACGGCCCTGTTGGAGTTCCACAATACCTCAGCAACCTCTTCCCCGGGCGGGTTCACCGTGAGGAACATCTTGGCCCCCTCCAAAACGGTGGATCATACGATTCTGTTCTCCAAGGACGTGGCCGCCCTGGGGGACTGCGACGACTTCATCCTCAACTTTATCCAGGGCGGGGGCGTATCCACCATTGAGGTGGAGGATGGGTACAACGTCCTGTACGCCGACATCCGCAACATTCTCACGACCAGCCATGGGGTTCGCACGGTCAATACCGGGACGGTGCAGCGCAGTCAGATCAATCGGATGTATCTGGAGCCGGTGCTCTCCGCCGAACCAACCGGAGCCATCACCGCGCACTATGGCGTCACGGGAAACTTCTACAGTTGCCGCATCGAATCCCTGCATGCGTGGGTGGCAGATCATGCCCTCTATCCCTACGCCTCGACGCCGGTATTCCTAGCATACGGAACGTTCTACGATTGTCACCTCTCCAATATCTCGCTGTACTCCAGCGCGACCGATGTGTATGGGCCTCCCTACGGAGCCACCGACGCATCGAAGACGGAATACTACCCCACGATCTCCATCATAGGGGGAACCCGAAACACCATCGACTTCCCTTCCGAGTACATGGAAAACGGCATGGCCCTCGGCGCGTCAGCGACCATCTGGCCCGTGACGTTTGTCCAGAAGCATGTCCCTCGCGTAGAAAACGTCAGCAACACCCTGGCGGAATGGCGCTGCGCCAATGGGCACATGACCAACTACGGCCAGGCAGCGGCAGCGACGATCACACTCCCAGCGGCCAAAGAAGGCATGCGCGTGCGGTTCACGATCACGACCACGGGGTTCGCCTACCACATCAAGGCGGCTGCGGCGGATTGCATTTACCTGAATGGGACAAAGCTCGACGATGCCGACAAGGTCTCCAATGCCGTTCCGGCGGTCGGCGACAGCATCCTCTTTACGGCGTTCCGGTCTGGGGCGGTCAGTGACAACGTGTGGGCGTATGATTGGATCGCCCGGAGTGAAGGCGGCACCTGGATTGACGGCGGCGCGTAGCCTCTGTAGATAGGAGTGCCATGATGTCTGACCCCGTCTCGCATGCGCCACTCGACATCCAGACGGCCATTCAGGTCCTCCAGTTCACGACATCGGCCGTGGTCATCCCCGGCACGATTGCCCTGGTGCGCGTGCTGTGGGCGGTCAAGGAAAAGCTCGGGCAGATCAACGGGAGTATCTTGGAGTTAAACCAGTGGAAAGAGGACCACATGGAAGCGGCGGAGAGCGATCAGAAGAACCATATCCTGACGCGGGAGCAGTGCCAGGAGCTACATGCCGAACGGTTGGCCTCCGTGTACCGGCAGATTGACGCCCTGTACCAGCGGTACGGCGACCGGCGGCAA